GTAAATGAACTTCTTAGTGTATATTTTCTTAAACATAAAAAATATACAGATGCACAATCATTCATGTTTGATATTGGTCGTATGAGTGGAGGAACAGGTATATTCACTGGTGAAGATAAAGAAATTACATATTTACAATTAAAACAGTTATTAGATAGAGATGAAACGGCTGAAAGAGATATTGATATTGGTTATAAAAATTCTATTGCAATTCAAAAAGATTTAAAATCAGAAAATCAAAAATGGAAAAAGTTATATTGGACACCTAGAGGTAAACCTGCAGATATTAATAAAAATAATCCTTCTGATGTTATTCTAGATATAGGTAATAATAACTATATTGGATATTCAAATAAAATTGCAACTGGTAAAGATACTACACCAAAATTCAATACAAATGTAAAAGCATTTTTTGGTCAGGTTGACGGAGATAACAATAAATATCAGAAACAAGTAATAAAATTTATTGACGACTCTTGGAAAAAATCAGTTGATAGTGTGCCAAAATCTGCAAAAAATGCAACAGCGGCTTTAAAAGATTTTGATATTACTAAAGAAAAAGCATCAGAAACATCTTCTAGAGATGATTTTTCAAGAATAGCAAGAGAATTTGAAAAAGATGATCTTAATTTCTACGGCAAAGATTTTTACTATGAATTTAGAAATAATTTTATACAATCTTTAGGTAAATCATTAACAAAAGCAAACAATATGAACTATTTTTTAAAAACAGTTGGGAGTTACACATTTAAACTTGGAGATATAAACGATACACCTTGTCCATATAAATTATTAGTTGGAAGTATAAAAGGTGCATCTAAAATAAAAGAAATCTCAAGTGATGAAGGATTAAAAGAACTATTATTAAATGATGATCCAAAACAGTTTAGTAATATAAAATTTGATCATACAGGAGGCCAAGGTTTTGTTATGAGTTTAAATTTTAAATTATTAAATTATGAAGTGACAATACCAATAACAGCAAGAACTAGAGCGCAAGGTGGTTGGGCAGGCAAAGCACTTTATATACAAACTCCGGGAATAAAGGTAAAAATCTAATGAAACGATTTAGAGAATATTGTGATTGTGGTCAAGAACTAGAAATCACAGAAGCAGAATATCAAGGAAGAAAAGTAAAATTAAATGATCCTTTTCGTTTACCTTCAGGCTCAAAGAAAAAGTTCGGAGTCTATGCAACAAACGAAAAAGGAAATATCGTCAAAGTAACATTTGGCGATCCAAATATGGAAATTAAACGTGATGATCCACAAAATAGAAAATCATTTCGTGCAAGACATAATTGTGATAATCCGGGTCCAAAATGGAAGGCAAGATATTGGAGTTGTAGAATGTGGGAGAAGGGCAAAAAAGTTTCAGACCTAGATTAGTGAAAAGGATAAAACATGAAAAAATATAGACAGTTGAAAGAGGCGCCGAGAAAAATGAGTAAGATGATATATACATTCGGTAGAATGAACCCGCCAACTATTGGTCATGGTGTTTTGATGAAAAAAATTAAAACATTAGCCAAATCAGAAGATCATAGAATATACA